CAAAGAGTTCCTGCTCTTTCATCTATCCCACTTTCCCCGTAGAACTAGCAGGGCAATTATACCATAGTTTGCTAGGTCTTTGAAGGAATCCTCCAGTGGTTCGTGTTGTGCCTGTGTGCCATTGTCAATCAGGTTGTTGATGCGTGCCGTCTTGTCGTGCATACGTACACGTAGCCCGTTGAGGGCACCGCCTGGCGAGTCAGAGATATTCTTTGGGCCATAGTCACGGTGCTTACTTAGCAGCAAGTCACCGAGTTCTTTCATTGTGTCCCAGACCGCTTGCTCAAAATCGGAATTGCCAACAGCACGTTGAGGGTTGAATCCTCCAACGTGTAACTCTTTACGTTCAGCCCTTGGTCTACCAGATGGGTTATAATCTGCCATATCTCTTCACGCTCCGCCTTCTCCATCATCATCCTTTGTCAATAGTTTCTTCAGTTCCTCTTCAAAGTTTTGGAACTCTGTCTTGACTACCATATCTTCGACCAACTCATCTACCATATCGTAACCCATCTCAGATGCAAATAGCGTGACGTATGTTGATTGAGTAATCAATGCAATCTTATCTGGCTCATCCTTATGGTGGTACATAAACCTTAGCAGTGAACCTAGTAAGAGTTTGAATCCATTGGGTAGTACATAGTACGGGTTAAACTCTTCATCATCTTCTAGTGTATGGTCTATCAGTTCGAACGAGTTATCAAATTGTTTCTTACACTCGTGGCAGTAAGACTCAGGTGGTTCAAACGCATCAAAGTCCATTCTTCATATCCATCTTCTGATGGAAGTAATCAGCACCTTCTTGCACGAACATAGAATTGACATCGAATCCGTCTGGTAATTGAATGATAGTAACTGGTAGTTCGCGGGCAAGACTACGGGCAAATTCTGTACCTGGTTGGTCTCCATCTGCGAATACAAAGACCCGTTCAAAGTCTGCCAGCAATCGTGTGTAGTGCTTCTTCCAACTGTTTGCACCAGGGACTCCAACGCAGGGAATTCCAATGATAGAAGAAAGAGTAAGTGTATCAATCTCTCCTTCGCAGACTCCAATGTAATCACCTGCACGCTCCACATCTAGTACGTTATACATCTTAGTTTCAGCACCAGTTAACCCCATATACTTAGGCTCAACGGCAGGGTTAAGTGCACGAAATCGCAAGTCAACAACACCACTCTTAGTGATGTAAGGGATTGATAACCTACCAACCATTGCTTCGTGTCCAACTTCAGGCTCCGCGACTACGCCTAATGATGCCAGACGTGCTACCTCCAGAGGTATTCCCCTGCTTTCTAGGTAGCCTTGAGCCAGAGAGATGCTTTCCGCGTACCTGTTCGTTGCTTTCCCCAGTAATTCCTTCTGCAATGCGCTTTGCTTCACGTATGTTTACTCCTTCTCTTGATGAAATAATTTGGAGCGAGTTACCTTGAACCCCACAGGCAAAGCATATAAAGATATTCTTGTCGAGGTTTGCTGAACCCGACTGGTGCGTATCTGAATGGAACGGACACTTAAGGTTGACCTGCCCGTGTCTTTGTCGTATGTTTGCACCATAGTGTATGAGGACATCTGCGATGTTAGGCAAGTCGTTGTCAATTTTTATCACCATATCCTGCATCCCTTAATAGTTTCACCGCATCCTCCAGTCTAAGTAAGCAAACCCAATCGTCTACTGACTTCTCTCCTTGGCCGTTAAGTCTTAGTACTACAAGACCCAACAACCCCTTATCTCTTTCCTTTAGTTGTGCAATGGCAGCAGCAGGATTAAATCCTGTGCGTGCCTTTACTTCCCAGTCAATACCTATCGTACCAGTGATGTCTGTACCGCTGCGCCCTGCGCCAGTGCTCTCAGCATAGGGGAATCCATTGACCGCTAAGTACTCAGCCAATACTTTCTGACTACGATAACCCCTATGTTTACGCGACTGTGATGGCACTTGGTAGTGTCTCCATTTCATTGAGACTTTCTATTGGAGCATACCAAGTCTTTTCATTATACTTCCATTCATCCTTCTTGCAATCCCTGCCATACATCCAACCCACTGCAACATACTCTGGACCTTTCCAGTCTGGCCCGACACGTCTCTCCTTGTTGCATAGTCCACCAGTAGTAAGGACATAGATTAAATCATCATCATCTCTTGTCGTATAACGAAGTCCTCTGATTGGAGGAAAGGAATACCTAACCTCACCCAAGTCTGGTATATCTAATTCAGACTTCCACTTGTTATAGTGTGGGACAAAATCTTTTCTTCCAATCATTCGGGCAAAGGCTAACTCTGACCCAGCACATACTACGTGTTGCCACATCTCCCATAAGTCACCCTCAGAGTAATTGATATTACGAGTAGGGTCACCGAAGTATGGCTTCTGTCGTTGGTATCCAACCTCAACTACAGTTGCTTCTTCAGTGGAACTCAAGGAGTATGTCCACATTTAGTATGCGCTCTTGTCCTTCTTCAGGATACGGATAGCCCAGTTCATACCAACATTGACACCTTCTGTCCACTCATCTGTGATAGGTGGCTTGGCTTCTTCAATCTTCTTAATGAATACTACTAACTCTTCTGCTACCTTAACCATAACTAATTGACGCATCTCTTGCGTGATGTCGTCTTCTTCTTCTCTTATCATCTCTTATCCGTTCTCTGGTATGTCTTCGATATACATATACTCAGGGTTAAATGATAGCCAACAAGTGAGGTTAGCGTTGGCATCGGCACGCCCGTATCTATTCTTTACAGGAGCGATAGCCATAGAAGTACCGACAACACCCAGAGTGCAAATAAGTGCAGGAAGTTGCGCCACCTTACCCTGGAGGGCAGAACGAGGTTGACAAGGGTTACCCATAACAGCCTCAGAAGTGTGATGTAAAATAATAATAGCAGTATTAGTTGCACGAGCAAGGTACTTCAACTCCTTCATAATCGCACGCATAGATGCGAACTCTTCGCCACCATCGGTGGCAATATCCATTAGGTTATCTACGAAGATAGCAACTGGTGGACAACCCCAGAGTTCTTCAAATGCTTGGACTTCTTCATCTATATCCTGCAAGGTAGGCGATGATTCAAATGACCAAACAATATGGCTACTCTTTTGTAGCACAGCCTTCGTCCAACCTGGGTCAGCATTCATTAGGTTTTCCACGTCAGTCTGGTTCTTGCCAGAAATCATAGAGGCCAATCGCATAGCCATAGTGTGTGCATTGGTATCTGCTGAGATGTATAGGCAAGGCACCCTCATCTTCAACGCTAGTGCGATAGCAAGCGTTGACTTACCTACACCAGGCGTACCTGCGAGCATAGATACTTCTGACCTACGAAATATAATTTTGTTTGCATCAAATGTTTTGAAACAACTAGGCAGTGGTTCTCCACCAATATCCTGTCGCCCTACGCTACGGACAAGGGTTCTCATTCAGGCTTACCCCTGACAATCTCAGCAGCGTGATGATAAGTCTTAGCAATTACAGCAGTATCGTTAAAGTTGTACTCGTTGCTTATCATTGCATAGGTTGCTTGTCTTTCCAAGTCCGATGCTATCTGCTCACGCAGTTCTTGTAGGTGTACCTCTAAAGTCTTCTCCATTATTTGTCACCTCTGGCTACATCGGCCAACGTTTTCTTAAGAAACTTAAATACTTCTGGGTTCATATTAGTTGAATCTTCAACTATTTCCCAAGCCTCAATCTCTTTAGCAATCTTCTCACGTAGCAACCGCTCTTCAGACTTCTCAATAAAATCTTTATCTGAGAACTTAAGGTTGTTTAACTTGAAGACATCGTTAATCCACTCTTCAAGTACTTCGAACTTAATGCGGTCAGTCTGCGTAGCCTGTGCTGCTGCACGATACTGTGCTAACTCTGAATCAAACTGACGTTTGAGTGCCATAGAAAAACTAGCGCGGTCATCTAATATATTTTTATATGACATATGCAGGTCACGTAAATCAACCTGTAGTTCAGTAATTCTTTTATGTAATCTTTTGTTAAACATTTTCCATCTCCTGTCTTAAGTTGGAAGAGGGGCAATCACCTTCCCCGTCTGACTACCCCTCCACCAATTCTTATATCATCTCGTCCTGTATTAGTTGACGGGCTTGCACTGGTCTGGTGTGCCCTGTGGTGTCGGACAAGCCCAGAATGCGTAAGGCTTCCCGTTGGTCTTGCTCACTCCCTGGCGGAAGATTCGTGCTCCGTGTACGCAAGTCGGTGTAGACATCCCTGCTGGCCCTACGGAAGGACTCTGCACCTGGGTTGCTACGAAGGATGGCGCTGGCGCGGTGTCTTGAGTTGAACCGCCAGTCGCTAAAGGGAGCACTGTGTAAGCAGCAGCAACCGCCTTAGATGTAGCAGCAATCTGATGTGAATAGTCTGTAATACCTTCGAGCATCACGCTGAGTTCATCAGCAGTGTTAGCACGAATGTTAATCAAGTCACCATTGGGAGACTTAACCGACACTTGCAACTTCCAGTTTTCTGTTGTCATTTCTTTTCCTTTGTGAATTGGCAGTGTGCTGTGAGTCCACAGTAACTGCACGATTGTAGGTTCGGTAGAAATATACCAGCCTTGCGTGCCTTGTCAAAGCCTTCGACAAAATACTCAAGCGTGTCTAGCGTATATCTACTTAGGTCAATCATCTCTCCTGTCCCCGACTCACGAGACATCCAGTAGTTTCCTAGATTGACTTCTACTCCAATCATCTGTTCGACTCCTATTTTGTAGAAGCCTAACTGAAGGTCAGAGGTTGGGCGTGTACGTGATGTCTTCAAGTCAACGATAACTAACTTACCATCTACCTCAAAGATTCTATCTATGAACATCTTGACTGGTACACCTGCGATTACTGGATTCAACTCCAGTTCGATGGCACGTGCACCTTGTGGAGTTGTCCAGATTTTCCAGTTAGGATTGTTCTTGCGCCACTTGATGTAGTTGTCTACCCAAATGGAACCATTAGTGTCCCACCAAAAGCCATCCTCTTTGTTA